GTCAAGCACCACTAATATTGGTGAAGCTGGACGCGTGGGGATTTGCAAAAACGTGGCGGGGACCTCTATGATTGTGGGGATGAAGGTAGATACCGCTACTGAAGAAAAAGTTACGATTACCCTTGAAGATACCGCTCTAGGTCAGATTCCGTCCAAGGATATGGCTCAGTGGTTTATGAGAGAGGTTATTAAAGCTTTGGTTAAAAAGGATGATGGAAATCCGCATACAGCTTCTACTCCTCCTCCTAGAACCATTTCGAATGTGGTAGTTTCGGCTAACTAATTCATTGATTACTCGACAAGGAAAGGGGGGCTGTAACGGCCCCCTTTTTTTGATTTATCTTTGTCAAAAGGCCTATTATGATAAACTCGGTAAGAAATACAGTTCTTTCTGTACTTAACAAAAATAATTTTGGCTACCTCTCTCCCGCTGATTTCAACCTCTACGCCAAGCAAGCGCAGCTAGAGATATTTGAAAGATATTTCTCTGACTATAACAACTCAATTAACAAAGAGAATTTGCGGATGCTGTATCCGCAGCGAGGGTCAGGTACGGGGTATGCGAACAACACGAAGGGGATAGAGGAAGTTATCGATACTTTCTCCGTTTTGGACACTACTTCGTATGCTGGAGGCAGCGCGTTTACGCTTCCTACGGATTACTACCTTATAAATAAGATTTTGCCTGCAAACGGAAACTACGAAGCCGAGCAGGTCAACCATTCTAAGATTAGCCTTCTTAACGCTTCCTTGCTTACCGCCCCTAGCCTGAGTTTTCCTGCGTATACGCAATCTGGTAATCAGGTGACGGTATATCCTGATACCCTTACGTTTGGTATGATTCAGTATATCCGGTACCCTCTTGACCCGCAATGGACGTATATCGAATTGGATGAAGGCGAGCCTGTATTTAACCAGAGCGCTGCTGACTATCAAGATTTCGAGTTGCCTTTAGAAGACGAACCCGATTTGATTCTGAAGATATTGCAATACGCTGGCGTTTCTATCAGGGAAGCCGACGTGTACAACTTTGCCAGCAAGGAAGAGGACAAAATAACTCAGCAAAACGCATAAGATGGCATACATTACTCAGTATCAATACTACGAGAACGCTGGCGCTCACCCTGAAAACAAAAACTGGGGTGACTACCAATATGTTTCGTTACGAGATATAGTGACGAACTACCAGCTTATGTATGCGGGCAACCACGAACTCATCAATAACGAGCCTCGCTACAAGATTCTGTTCTACGCCAAGCGCGGCATCCAAGAGCTGAACTACGACGCTTTTAAGGAGATTAAGGCCTTGCAACTCAATGTATCCGACGACTTGCGCTTCGTCCTTCCTAGCGACTTCGTGAACTGGGTACGTATCTCTTTGTACAAAAACGGCGTATTGCTTCCAATGACTGAAAATATTCAGTTGCGCAGCGCGGAAAGTTACCTTAAAGACAGCGGTAATAAATTGTTGTTCGATGAAGACGGCAACGTCTTAAAACCTGAGTTTTCTCCTATCGACCTCGACAGGCTGGGTGGAGAGCTAAAATCTATCTATCTCAATGAAAACAGTCCGTATTATGGGTACGAAGGTTGGTGTTTGGATGGGTGTTGGTATTTTGATTTTCCCTTTGGAGGCGCTGCCTTCGGACTAAATACCGAAACTGCAAACGCAAACCCTACGTTTACGATTGACCGCAAAGCTGGCGTTATCAACTTCGACTCGCAGATGTCGGGCGAAAGCTGCATCCTCGAGTATATCAGTGACGGTATGGAAAACGGTGACGACACTTTGATTACCGTTAATAAGCTGTTTGAAGAATTTATTTATGCATATATCTCTTACTCCATCTTGAACTCGAAGCTCGGCGTGCAAGAGTATATCGTAGCGCGTGCGAAAAAAAATAAATCAGCCCTTCTGCGCAACGCAAAGATTAGAATGAGTAATATCCACCCAGGCAGGTTGTTGATGAACCTTCGCGGACAAGACAAATGGATTAAATAATGGGTGAAGCCAAAAGGAATTTCATTAAGGGGCGGATGAATAAAACCGTCGATGAGCGCCTCGTACCCGATGGCGAGTATATCGACGCGTTGAATATTCGCTTGGGTTCTACTGAAGCTTCTGAAGTAGGCTCTGTAGAGAACGCCAAGGGCAATACTCAGATTACTACGCTTGAGTATAACGGCTCCCCTCTTTCCCCTAACGCCAGGTGCATTGGCGCTTTAGATGATTCCGCTAACGAGACGGTATACTGGTTCGTTCACGACCCCGCCAACGTGGATATGATTGTCTCGTACAATACGGCGCTCGACCTTCTTAAATACCACGTCATCAGCATTCAGGTGCTGAACTTCAATCCTGACTACCTCATCACTGGCGTAGACAAGATAGATGACTTGTTGTTCTTTACGGACAACTACAACCCTCCGCGAAAGATTAACGTCAATCGCAACTACCCTCAACCGTTTGGTGGTCCGCCCCCAGATACTGACGGCGTTACGGCTGAGGCTTTGAACGTAATTAAAGCTCCTCCTAGCGCGGCACCCGGTTTGACTCTTGCAGAGGTGGGCGCTGGAAACAACTACCTCGAGACTCGCTTTCTTCGCTTTGCTTATCGCTACAGATACCGCGATAACGAGTATAGCGCCCTTTCTCAGTTTACGGACTACGCCTTTGAAAACGAGATATTTAACTTAGACTCGGCAACCAACCTGAACGAGGGTATGAGAAACCGCTTTAACGCTGCGGTAGTATCATTTAATGCGGGCGGTTCCGAGGTGACAGGCGTCGATGTTTGCTTTAAGTTATCTACCGACCCTACTATTCGCGTTATCGAGCGATACAAGAAGTCAGAGCAAGGGTGGCCGGACAGCTCTACACAGCAAATTACTTTTACAGGTCAAAAAATCCATACCATACTCCCCGATGCTGAGATACTGAGGTTATACGATAACGTACCCAAGCTTGCGCAGGCACAGACACTGATGGGCAACCGACTGATGTACGGTAATTACGTAGAGCAATACGATGTAGACACGCAGTTAAGGCATACTGTAGATTTAATAGCTAGGCAGACGAATACCGCTGATGGCATAGCCACCATTCAAAATGGCGTTTCTTACACTATTGACCTATCTAATACAACATCTGCCGTTGACGCAGTTGCAAAATTTGACTATAGCGGAGAAGATTACAACCTTTTTGCTGGAGGTTCTTTGACCCTTTCCTTTACTATCGTTCACCGAACCTTTTCCGGTGGTAACGCGCCTACAACTCCTCTTCAGTCAATAAATATTATTTGGAGTTACAATATACCGAATAACTACAACAACTTATTTGAGCTTGTCAATGATTCCGATTTTCAAACTCTAGTAAATGGGTATAGCCCTATAGCTGGCCTAGACTGCAACTCTGTGACGTTTTTGAGCGATGTCTTTAATTGCAGAGTCATTGAAAATTTAGCAAACGCTTCAAGTACGTTTGCTTTAAACGGAAGCGGTATTACTTCGACTCAACAGCCGTTTTTGCTTACCAGCGATATCTCTACTCCCGACGAGTTTACCTTGCAGATACCAGCAGTACAGTATTTAGCCTCAAACTCAAGTACCGACGCCTATGAGTATTTTGAGCTTACTAATGTTGATACAGCTATCTCGGCGACCGCGAGTTCTAAGAGCCTTCATAGTAATAGAGACTACGAAGTAGGCGTCGTGTATATGGACGAGTACAAGCGCTCTACCAACGTGCTTACATCAAGCACAAATACCATTACCATTCCTGCTTCTGCTTCTACTTCGATAAACAAGTTGCAGGTTACGCTTCCTACTTCTATGATTCCACCTTCGTGGGCTACTTCATATAAGTTTGCCCTGAAGGAAAGCGCGGACAATTATGAGGTTATTTACTCTAATTTTCGCTACGCGAATACTTTGGGTAATGGCTACTGGCTCCGTTTAGAGGGAGAGGACCAGGCTAAGGTGGAGGTAGGTTCTGAGCTTATCGTAAAGTACTCTACTTCTGGCCCTGCTCAATCGCAGATAAAAACGGCTGTTTTAGAAAAGGTTTCTCAGCCTACTAATTTCTTAGACCCAAACAACACAACTTCTGTTGAGCAAGTTCCCGGGCTGTACATACGAGTCGTTCCTGATGGATACAGCTTAGATGGCCTTGGCGGCTCTTTTACGGATGGAGAGAGAACGGCAATAGCTACAAGTACCGGGACGGGCGGAGACGATTTTGATTTTTACTCCTTTAGCGGCGTTAATGGAAGAACTGGTTGGTATGATGGATATGCGTGGGTAGACTATCCTCTTTTTGACTCCACAAGTAAAATACCCGTACAGTCTGGCGCTATTGTAAATATTCAGTTTGAATTTTTCAGACCCGATGTGTTTACTTGCGGAGGGCCAAACGGGGCTTCTCGATGTCAGTTAAATGTGAGTATTGTCTCTAATTCAGACTACTCTGATTTCGTTCAGTTTTTCAATGCGCAAAACGTAGCCCAACAAATTTTAGCTCAGGTAAACTGTGAAATTGAGTGCGAGCAAGACAGCGGCCCTAATGACTTTGGCGTGCTGGGCAACTTGGTAAATGCTGACGCCGCTGGCGCCCAACCATTTAACCCTGTTGAGAATCAGAACCAGATTTACTTTTATGAAAGACAAGACACACAGCCTGATATGCTGTATATGCGTTTCTTAAACGGAACGCCTACATATGGTGGAGTTGGTCAGTTGCTCGTAAATGCCGACGCTAAAACGTCCGTAAACATCAGCATTGCCAACCCGGGTACTCAAGTGTGTTTTGAGACGGTTCCTTCTGCTACCAACCCTGACGTCTTTTACGAAAGCTCGGAGAACTTTGCTATTACTGGAGGTTACCACACAGGAAACATTCAAAATCAATCGGCTACGCAATCGGGCATCGTGGAGCTTGACTTCTACAACTGCTACACCTTTGGAAATGGCGTAGAAAGCCAGAAGGTAGAGGACTCTATTTTGGGCAGCAAGATGGAGTTAGGCGCTCGTACTTTGTTGTCTTCAAACCAAGACTACAAAGAGGCTCACAGGTTCGCTGATATCACGTACAGCGGAGTATACAATGACGAGAGCAACATCAATAAGCTCAACGAGTTTAACCTTGGCCTCCTGAACTTTAAGCCGCTCGAAGATATATACGGCACTATTCAAAAAATGTCGGGTAGAAAGAGCGACGTCCTTGTACTTCAAGAGGACAGAATCTCTTACGTGCTTGCTGGAAAGAACTTGTTGAGCGACGCGGGAGGCGGAAGCGCACTTACTACAGTTCCCGAGGTTTTGGGAACGCAAATCGCTCGCGTAGAAGAATACGGTATCTCTTTGAATCCTGAAAGCTTCTCGGAGTTCGGATTCGATAAATACTTCACTGACGCCAAGCGTGGCGCCGTCATCTTGTTGAGGGGTAGCTCCGCGCAAAATGAGCAGCTAGAGGTAATTTCTAAAGCGGGTATGCGCTCTTGGTTTAGAGACTTATTTAACTCTTCGTTTGACACGCAAAAGCTTGGCGGCTACGACCCGTATATGGACGAGTACGTAGTTTCAAGCAACGATATTAAGATTCCTATCGACCGCCCCTGCATCCCTTGTGGCATCACTCAGAACTTGAGCTTGGCCGCTAACGATACGTATGAGTACTGTGTCGACGTAGGAACTGCTGTCGGCCCTATTGTGATTTCGTGGGGTGCGGGACCGGGAGCTACGCCAACGGTTCAGGCTGAGTTTGGCGGTACTACATCCGGACCAAGCACCACATCCCCTATAACCATCACAAACAGCTCGTCAGAGCATACTCGAGTAGACGTTACGGTTACCGCTCCGGCTGAAGGCGGGGTTAACTTCCCAATCACGGTAAACTGCCCTACTACTAACGAGATTGACTTGATTTTGATTACGCTGAATAATGACAGCGATGACGGCGACACGATTCACAATCAGACATACTTTGAATCGGGCAGCTACGATAGCGCTACCTTCCAAACGCCAATTGAGCTTCAGGGTGGAACTAACCCCGTAGTAGCTCAGTATACTGTGCTTACAGGAAATCAAGGCGAGTTTATCTTCCCGCCTAACGGTTCAACGGTGTATATTCAATCGAATAAGATTGGAACTGATAACTTCCAGTTCGACCCCGCTGCTTGCAAGTTTTTGTATCATACGTCAAATACGGAATACAACAACACGCCCGCCGAAATTGGCAATCTGCTTAATGTTGCTACGGCGTTGACTAACGACCCAGCTACTCCAAATCAAGACTTCTATCAGGGTACGTTTACTATGCCTACAGCGCAGAATTACACCTACCTTATTTGGGATTACAGAACGTCTTCAGGTATCGAGCTTTGCGATAGCGCTGCTTCAGCTATTGACGCGGCCTGCAACTGCCCGGGAGGAACGACTACGTACTACCTCGACGGAAGCACGTTCTATAACTCTCAGACGATTTACACCAACGCTGACCTGTCTACGGTGGCTCCTAATCAATTTTACGCGCTTCCCAATACGCTTACTACCCGTGAGCAGGTGGCTGGCCTTTTGCAGCCTGCCGTCACGTATCTGTCTTGCTTGAAGGCGTGCGATTCGTCTGTTGCAGACACTAGAAATAACTTTGCACATTACGAGTACGAGGTCAATTTGGGGTCAGCTACTGGCGTTTCTGTCATTACGTTTACTCCGGGTAACGCGGGAGACCCACCGATTGGTATCGAGGTGACTTATGACGGCGTTACCACTAGCGATGTTAGCGCTACTTCCATCCTCGATGCTACCGTATCTCCCGCTACGAGCTTCTTTAACGGTCCTATATATGGAGATGATTCAGGAACTTGCGGCATAACTACAGTCCCGGTAGTTTTAGACGATTACGAGTACAGCGTTTCTAGCGGACAGTTCGTTGCTACAACAACAACTACGCCAATTACGCTTGCGGCGTCGGACTACGACACTACTTCGGGCGGTCCGGGGTCATACATACTTTACGTATCAAAGACTGCGACCACGCCATCTACGGTATCATTGACACTGTATAACCCTTGCAGCCTCGACGACTCGAACTGGAGGGTAGATGTCGGATGCCCCGCTCCGCTGACGAGCTTCACCGCTTCTGCTATGAACCCTTCTAGCGCGGTTTGTTCGGATGCTATCGACTCTACTTT